TTGAAGCACCAACATAATAATGAGGGGTATAGCCTCGTCCGTAGTATGCATCAGCACTACCACGATCTTGAGGCGAACCGTGCCGTGGTATATCTTGAGTAATTGTATCAAAGTCGTACATTTTATGCTCCTATATCATCGAAGTTTTCATTGATCATTTGTGACACAAACCAATCAGGCACTGGACGTTCTGTCCATTTCATATCAAACCGATCACGCTTAGTGTAGTAATATTCTTGATATGACCGCACTGGATCTTCTTCGTGCATACACTGTGGTTCGTGTTGCATTGCAAGTTTGAAAGGTGTTTGCCCAACATTCTGTGGAATATTTTTGGGTGGTATCGATAGGATCTCTTCTAGCTTTTCAAACGTGGCATGCTTCTTCTTGTACCGATATTCATACTCGATAGCAAGAGCACAGAAGTGTTCGTAGTGCCAAGCATAGTTTGCAAGAGATTCCATGGTCCAGACAGTGCAAGGGTGTCCATGATGTACAGCCTTGTAGAGTGTTTCTTCCATGTTCGAGTTGGGGTGAACCCAGTAGTTTACCATCCGTTTGCCAGACTTAGAGGCACGTTTCTCAACGTAGCCATCTAGCATCCGATGGGCAGTAGAGAGCATTTGAGCACTCTCCACAATCATCTTGACTACATGCTTGTCGCACTGTTCTTGTGCCGCACGTATTGGGTTCTCATTGAGAATGAAAATATTCATGCTGCTACCAACTCAGCCTTGGTCGCCCCGAGGGCGACGGGGCTACCAACTCAGGTTTGTGACCGATGGCAACGAAACCAAAGGAAGCAACAACAACTTGTGTACCATCCTCTGCAATAATCACATCACCAACAGAAACAGAATGCATACGAGCAATCCGCTCGATGTTTTCTTCTGGACCAATGTTACCGATTTCGAACACTTGATCATAATCTTTAGCAGTGATGTTAGCAACGTGGGTATAGTAACCAGCGTCCCATGCTTCACCAGCATAACCACCAATATTGTCACGAGCAAAAGCCATTTTTTGTTTTAGACCATTTGCTGGAACAGCATTGTGATCACCTGTTGAGTTGATAAGATCAATGTCTTCGTTAGTCAGGTGGATTTGGTGTACTTGGTAAATCATTATGATCTCCTATGATCTGTTGATAATTTAATATACCATATGTAGGTACCAATGTAAACACCTAATTAACACTTTTTATAACTTTTTTAAAATAACGTATTTGTGTTACATTTATGTAACAGATAACCTTTTGAAAACCGTATCTGCTCCTATCCTTCCTACTTCCGTATAACCTAGTTTTCCTACAACATAATCTTCATCAACAGTTTCAAGAACAAGCATAGGTGAACATTTCTTTATAACGTGTTCTGCTCCTTTTAATATATTTGTTTCATAACCTTCTACGTCAAGATGTATTACATCTGGATAAACAGACATGCTATCAATTGTAAGGACTCTAATAGGCCCTTCTTTCTTTACAATGTGAGTTGCACCAAAGTTTTTTCGATCATTGTATATAGTTACCATACCAAGGTTTTCTCCAAGAGCACAGTTGAATGCTATAATATTTTTTGTATTTTCTTTGAGACAATGAAAGTTATCTGGATCTGGTTCAAAAGTCCATACCTTACCAAATCTTTTAGAATAGTAATCTGCATATACTCCACAAGCACCACCTGCTTGTACAATAACACCTTTGCTATCTGATATATCTGCTACAGTTTTAGGTACTACTTGACCGTACTTTTCTTTATTTAAATGCCGCCATAAGTGAACATCTTCTTTTGGCCACACATATTCTTTTTTCCACTCTTTGCTATAACGTGTTTCGTACATTAAATGCCCCTAATATTCCTGGTTGCCGTCTTCCTCTGTGTTCATTTGTATAGTAGAAATAATCTGGATCATAGATCAAATCAAACAAACCAGCTTTCTTTACAGCACGTTGTACATCAGGTAACTCTACGTTGTCCATCATAATCACTTTAGGATTAAACGATAGAGCGAGTTCAATGTCATGGTAAGGAACATCTCCGCTATGATTACCATCGATGAATACCATATCATAACGTTCATCCCAAGTTCCACTATATTCAGTTGATCTTATTTTTTCATATACCACTCTATCGCCATATCTTTCTTCTAATGCTATACCAGCACCAATTGAAAAGCGGTTAGGATCAATCGTTTTGAGTTTACTTAGATAATACAGATGTTCTAAAAACAATGTAGCAGAGTACCCAGCAAAGGTGCCAATCTCGAACATTGTTTTGATCTTGTGTTCTCTACCAATAGCTGAAACCCACTCTTGCAATCGTGGATCATTGTATGGTAGATAGCCCCAACCTTGCATTCCAATCTTAGGGTCATGTTGGTTTTTATCAGGAATCGGTAAAAAGCTTACATCTAATGGGTACATTTGGACTCCTTTAAAAGTATATATCATATAAAAAAAGGGTGATCCAAAGACCACCCTAGTTTAAGTGGGAGAGGTTGACCCTCTCCCTTTATATTAGTGCTTATGCACCCAGAATGGAGTCCACTCTGAAGATACGGTAGTAAGGGTTAGTTTTAACCGCTGCCAAACCGTTTGCAGGTGTTGCGCCAACGAATGGGTTAGAAGCCATGCCGTAGCGTGTCTTGAAACCAATTTTAGGCTGGAAGCTTTCTTCTGATACCGCACGAACCATTGTGAGTGGTACGTATGGGCAATAGAATACACCAGCGTCGTATGGATTAGTACCTTTGTAGCCTACATTCATGTAGTCTGTAGAAGCATATGGGTCAATATAGACCTTAGTGCGACCATTCAGAACACCAGCGAATGTGTTGCCTGTGTCATCTACCTGCAAGTTTGTAGACATTGCTGGGGAGTAGTCCAACATGCCAGAAGCAGCAAGTGCAGAAGCAACATCGGAAGAACAGATAACAAAGTTACCTTTACCACGACGTGTTTCTTTAGCGATGATGTTAGATTCACGCTCCATCTGAAGGATCAGACCTTTGATTTTTTCAACTGACCAGCGGCCGTCTGCATCTGTCTGCAAATCAAAGATACCGTTCACTGCAGTGTTAGCCTGCAATGCACCAGTTTTGGCCTGAGAGTTAACAGTACGGATGACTTCACGGTTGATTTCTGCAAGGATCTCTGTGGACAGAATGTTAGCCAATTCTGTTTCAGCGTCCAGACCGTGGATTGCTTTCAGATCCTGTGCAAGTTCCAAGCTGTATTCAGCTTTCAGTGCACGTGATTTTGCAGTCACGGTTGCTTTTTCAATGGTGAAACCCATCTGGTTGAATACAGAACCACCAGTTGCGCCGAGTGCTTCAGCGTCGTCTGTTGGCATACCACCTGCTGCAAGTGCAGTCAAGCGAGCATCATCTGCAGTTGAGTCAGAGTCAAGGTTGGATACGTTAAGACCAGATGCGTTATCTGAGTCATGTGTACCAGAAGAATCGCCAGAGAAGCGTGTTTCTGCTTCGTTGAACAATGCTTCACGGTTAGAAGTAGAACCACCCTGGTAACGTGATTTCATCGCAAAGATGAGACCAGTTGGGCCAGTCATTGGCTGAACACCACACATGTCGTATGCCATCATGTTTGGCATTGCACGACGTACGAGGCTGATCAGTACTGGGTTCCAGTTAGCAGCAGCGCCCGTTGCGTTAGCAGGTTCGCCTGTGCCTTCTGCGAGGTAGTTCTGTTGAGCAGCCTGGGAGGCGAACTCTCTTTCTTGGTTCTCAAGAACAACTGCTGTAACAGCTTTTCTGTGAGCATCGGTAATAGTACCACCGGATTCTTCATTCAGAACCGGGGCCCATTTTTCGACTAAACGATCATAAGATTCCATTATTTGGATCTCCTTAGTAAGTTGTTTTGCGCATTGCGCTTAGATAGGATGCCATTGTGTCAGACACTTCAACGACGGACTGAGAATCATCTTCTACAATACCTTCCTCGAGTGCTTCTGCAGCAGCAGTTGCTTTACTTGCAGAACCTTTTTTAAAATAAGATTCTTTAATGGTGGCGACTTTACCAGAGAATGTTTCTGCATCCCCGAAATCTACATCTTCAGCCAACTTGAAAAGTTTTTCGGCTTCAGTTGCAGCAAGACCTTCTGCGTGTTCTGCAATAATAGCATTACGCTCATGTCCTTCGAGTGCTTCATTCATCTCAATTGCTTCGGCTGTAGCAGCATCTAATTTTGCTTCTAGTTCTGCAACAGACTCAGACAATTCGTCAACGAGATCAACTTTGGATTCTGGAACCGTAATATACGATTCTGTGAAGAGATTCTTCAAGTTCTCCATGAACTCTTCAGAAATTTCAGTGCGCAAGCCAGTTTCGACTGCTACACGGTTTTCTTCCATCCACTGTTCAACTACGTAGTTTAGGTAACCATCAACTTTCTCAACAAGTTCGTCTTTGAAAGTATTGGTTTCTTCATTGAGTTTTTCCGCATACTGTTCTTCCAAACGGTCAACTTCTTCGGTAAGTTTTGACTTGAATGCTGCTTCAAAAATGATTGCAGCCTTACCTTTGAAACCTTCGGAAAGGGTAGCTTCTTCTGAAATTAGTGCTTCAAGATCTTCTTCAAAATCAACATCTTCTGCTTTATAAGAAGCCATTACAGCTTTAGGTGCAGCATCTGCTTTTTCTGAGTTTTTCTTGTCGCCCTTACGAGCTGCTGCTGTTTTACCTGCATTCTCTGCTTTCTTAACAGATGCTACAGAATCAGCCTCAGCATTTTTTGAATCTTGCATTTCGTTGATTTCGATCTCGTCATCATCGAGTGCAACATCCTGTTCTACTTGATCAGTCATGATTGACTCCTTTAAGTTTTCAGTAACGAGAGGAAATTCTTAAATTCACGCACTTGTGTCTCATAGAGATCAGCACGTGGTGCTTTCTTAATTTCAGTCTCAATTCTTTCAATTTCTTGTGGTTCAATAACGCCATTATTCCAAACCCAATCTACACCTTCCATTATTCCATTAACAAAAGCTTTAGATGCACTTGGGTCTTGTACGATGTCAACTGTATTTAACATAAAGTCATCTTTGACATACATAGTGCCGTTTTTCTCCTCAAGACTTCCCATACCACGAGTTGACACTCCTAGTTGAACACCACCTTCAAGCAGACCAGCAACGATCTGTCCCATAGGAGTTTCCAATATTCGTGCCTTACCCATCACATTATTACCTTCCATTTTGAGGTCAGTAATGAGATGGGATACCTTATCCAAGTTCACGGTGGGGCCATCGGGATGGTTTAGTTCCCCTACCGCTCTGTTGGTTTTTACTTGTTCTTTTACATATTTGCCAACGGCTTTTTCCATAACGTTTTTAGGATAAACCCTACCGTTACGGTTCTTGCCTTCTGCCACTGCAAAGATACCTTCAACAATGTATTTCTTTTTACCTGTCTCATCATTCTTTTCGACCAGACATTCCACATTGGATTCTGTATACTCTGTAATTAGTTTCATTCGGATTTCCTATGTAAAAATATTCAATTATTTACATTTATTTATAACTTTAAGTATTTACACTTTTTAAAAAATTAATCTTCTTCTTCGTCCACATCAGCTACGGCACCACTTTCATCATCAATCTCATCTACCATAGCATCAATTTCATCATCAGTAACATCAATATCCTCATCATCATCATCTAGATCGAGTTCAAGTTGTTCTTCTTCACTATCAACACCATTAAATGTTGTATTAGCTAGACCAATTTTTTCTTGCTCAAGAGCATCATCAACTCTTTGCATTAACATATCATTAAAAATTTCTGTAGCCTTAGTGTATTCACTAGCAGCAGTAAAATCAATCATAGTCATGATATCTTGATTTGCCATAGGGCCACCTGTAGCTTCTATTTCTTCTGTCATTGTTCTTCCTCATTATCAGGTTGTTGTTGTTCTTCTTCTGGATTAATACCCATGTCTTTAATATCATCGTCAGAGAACATAAGAATGTTTTTCATTGCCCATTCTTTAGAAATATATTCACCAACATACTGTGCTGCTTGATCAAGTGTTTGCAATCTTTCTCTTAGTATTTCAGCATCTTTTAGCTCAGTAAAATGATTATCTTTTGAGTAATTAAATTGTATATCATTATACAATCCTTCCCAATCATCTTCTGTAATTATACCTTTTAATATTAACTGTTTCTTAAGGATCTCTCTGAATACCATTGAGAATCTTTTACGAAGTCTGTCAATAAATTTCTGAAATTTAAGTTCATCTCTATTAATCTCAGTTGATCTACCGAGTGAGAATTGGCTCTCTTGTTCAAGTCTATTTACTGGTACATTTAGTGAACGATATAGTCGTTTTTGGAAATACACAATATCATCTATTTCACCTAGGTTACTACCACCTGGTAAGGAAGATACCTCTGTACCTCGACCACCCTCTCGGCGTGGCATCCAGAAGTCTTCTAGCATTGACATATGTTTTCTATCATCTTTGATGGCACCTGTTGATGCGTCATATACCAGTTTATTTCTATATTTGGACATCAAGTCCTTCATATATTCTTCTGCCTTACCTTTCGGTAGGTTACCAATATCAACATAGAATATTCTACGCTCTGGCGCTCTAGCAAGTCGGTAAATGACAAGCGAGTCTTCCATCATGCGCAGTTGGTTGATAGGTTTTAATGCTTTATGTAAGTGTGATACAACAGACTTACGTGCAGAATCTAAGAGACCAGATGTGATATACACAACAGAATCATTTGTTAATTTTACACCAGAGTTCTGCTGTCCTGGTTTTTCTTGGTAGATGTAATACTCATTGGTAGCCTCAATAATGTTGGCACCAGTTTGAGGATCTTTCTTTTTCTTGACCTCTTTAACTTTGCGGATCTTAGCTGAATCAATAGGACGAATATCAGCAATACCATTCTTCATGGTACTTTCGTTTACAACTAAGTGGTACACAATCCTACCATCAACATACCATCTTTTGAATATATCATGCCCCAGTTCATTAAACTTCATCATTTGCATGATGTTTTTAAACTCATCGGTCATTAATTTTTTAATGTTGTCAGAAACATCTAGTTTATCTAGTTGAAGTTCAATTGGTGCTTCATCTGTACCAGAAATAGATTCGTTTACAATATCCTCAAGTGCAGCATCAACTTCTGGATGCATTGCCACTCCACGGTACTTATGGATTAATGAAGAGTTATCCTTGGATTTATCGCCGTGGATATCAATATATTGACCGTAATGTGCACCAGAAGAAGTAACATAACCAGCACCGTCATCATCAATCTTGGGTACGATTGATTTTAGTTTTTTATCTTCTTGCTCAGCCTGCTTGGATCTTGAAATTTCAAATCCAAAAAGCCGTAAAGAGTTCTCAGCCATACCTTATACTTCCAATTAAAATTAAACTTTAGATGGGGCATTTCTGCCCCATCTGTTTCTATATATACACTACTTAGGAAGTAGTATCTGATTCCCAGTACTGCACTTGGAATTCAACCGAGAATCTTTCGATTTCATCGTTTGATCCATATGACAGATCAATTGGTGCAACATTGGTAGGGAAACATCCACGGAAGTTATACCGTTTTAATACTGTTTCATCTCTATCCAACTGATCAACAATCAAGTCTGCTTCGTAATCAACAGGTGCTGTCAGACCAGTATTTGCACTGTGTGCGTTAATACCGTTCATCCAACGTTCCATTGCGTTACGAATTCTGAAATCAGTGTCATTGATAATTGTAGGTGACCAAGTATCGAATGTGCGATCACCTGCAATTTTAAGTTGTCTACCACGGAAAGGTATTGTAACAACACCCATGATAGATCCCGGTAACTGAGCTGCTTCACACATGAAAGATGTAAGTTCTACATCTCCATTTGCATATGCAGGAAAGTTAATGGTTGCCTTGAATAGGTTTGCTCTCGCTCCCCCACCCTTTAGTTTTGCTTTGAAGTCGTCTACTGAATTGACCATTTATTTTCTCCCGCCTATACAGTGCCAACAACTTCACTAAACTCAACACCAGTTCTAACAGCTACGAAGTTTAGAGTTACGTAGTTGATTGAACGTGCTGGTTTGATGAAGATGGAACATATAAATTCATTTCGGTCAATGACTGCCGGGGTGTTATTTGTATCGTCACAGATAACTTGGAAGTCGGTGATACCACGACGGCCTTGGATTTCTCTCAAGAATGGTTCAATGATATTCTTAAATTCAGCACGAGTAAACTCATCGTTGAATTCAAACATCACGTTCCTAGCCGCAATAGCAATTGCTCTCTCAAGTCCTAGGAACAATCGACGTACGTTAATGCGGTCAAATGCGCTTGGTCTTGCGAGTTTGGTTTTATCACCAAATAGTAGAACACCTTGTCCTGGAATGTTGGCAATCGGGTTGACGCCAGCTTTGTACAGTGTGTCTCTTTCTGTTTTCTTTGGTGAGTATGCCAGTGCTGTAATACCCAAATACTGTCCACGTCTTGGTCCAGCAGGTGAGAACCACGGCGCAGCGTTATAGTCTGTTGCAGCCATGATACCAGCGGTAGAAGAAGATGCGGGTACAAAGATATATTGATCAGTAAACTTGTCATACACTTTCAAGTAGTTGTTATCCACAATTAGATAAGACGAACTTGTAAATGTATTTGCTGTTGTTACAGCAGCAGTTACTGGGTTTGCATTATTGATAATAGCAGCCCTATTAGGAGAAGTTACTACCACACAGTCCTTACGGATACCTTGTGCAATTGCAACCATATCGTTTACAACTGCGGTTTGATCTGTCTGAGTGTTCATGCCAGGAGCAATGAGGAAGTCAACCAATGTGGTATCAACATCTTCATACTGGTCAAAACCTGTTGCATATTCAGATGTGGTTAGTGCGGAACCATCGGAACCGTTAGCCATTCTGATAGAACCAGTTACAGTACCACTTTTTGCTTTATTCTTAGCAGTTGTTGAAGCAGTTCCAGCTTTTGCGCTAAATGGTGGTGTTGAGTGTGATCCACCAAAACCTGCCATCCAAACATATTCAGAAGCATTGTTAACAACGTTCTTGACGTAGTTTGTTGCTCCGTCAGAGGACTTGTTATCATTTGATACTGATAGGAATGGGAAAGTTTCGAGTACAGAGTTTTTAACACCTGTGAAGAGACCGC